AAAGCCTCAAAATAGCATGCTCAATCGCCTTATGTGTTCTGTTTGGGAACTTGCCCGACTTTATTATGTCCTCAACACTCTTGCCTTCCTTAACCATTTCCATCAAAAGCTTGGTTTCTGCTTCTGTCCAGCGTTTTCCCCGAGCCATTAGATCACGCCTTCTGCGTTAAGAAAATGCCAGTTATGTTACCTACAAGCAAGGATATGGCATTGAAGATTTCAGGATTCCACTTTCCCAAAACAATTAAGTATACAGCTTCAAGGGCGGTTAAGCATGCGACCATGCCGAGGCTGAAGTAAACAGCATAAAGCAATCTTTCGCTCGGAGCCACCTTAACCTCAATCTGCTTACGCTTATGCGTCGCTCGTATGGTTTTTGTTAATGCTTGTCTAATAGGGTTTTTCATTGTTCATTCCCGAAGATTGTTATTCTCCGCATTAAGCGTCTTGCTCTTCCGTGAATGAAGGCTTGCTGGCACACACGCACATTCTCCATAACCATCAGTTTTGATATGAGAACCCCTATGTTTTCCACCGTGCCCACAGGAATTATTGTGCAGTCTATCTGCCCGTAGCCTTGAGCGTAAATCCACTGGCTTGCCACAAGCACTATGTGCTTAGCCATTTTTCCAAAACTGCCAATGTAAACGCCATAGCTTATAACGGGCAAGTCAATTTCAGCGCCTGAGGCTCCAGCCTCACGCAGCTCCTCCACGGTTTCCATCCTACCCTTGGAAGCGTCAAACCACGTAACCTCAATCAAGTCGCCAAGCTGCAACTCGCTTAACTGTTTAAGCACCTTCTTGCTCATGTCGTATAACCACATGAAAATAAAGCGAAAATTTAGTCATTTAAGGAAATCTGAATGTTTTCTTTAATTAAAGGGTAATTTAATTAAATTTCTGTTTCAGATTCGTTTTTAAAGCTCACTTCACGCTTTTTTCTCTTGAACAACTCATGGTATCGGTTACTGCTGAGCAGATTCGTAAACGTTTAGGCTTAACGGTAGCAGATATAAGCGATGAGGATGTTTCAGCCTTCAGAGATGAGGTTACAGCCTTCTTAAGCCAGGAAATCGGCAGAAGCCTAAACGCTGAAGGTTGCACGGAAGCAGAGGCTAATGCTATCCGCAATCTGGCTGCAATCTATTGTTATTGTAAGGTTTCCGGTGGGTCTGCTGTTGGCCTTGACTTCAGCGTAGGCGACTTACATGTTTCTCCAGACGCTGCAAAACAGCTTGAGTTTCTGCGTGAGCAGGTTGAACGATTCATCACCAGCCAAAAGCGACATGGTATAAGCCTTCAGGAGGGACCTTAATGGGTTTAGTGCCTGAAGCCTATTATCAATTCATAATACATTATGCTCCATACTTTTATGTCATAGCGACCAAAATGGCTCAGGATCCCCCAGCCGATCAGAAAAATGTGGCGGTTGCGGATGGCTCAAGGTTTAGGGTCGGCTATCCAGTTGAGGTCAAAGATGATGCTCATGCTGAATGGAACAAGGTTGCAAGCATAAACGGCAACGTCTTAACAATGGAGAATAATCTGCAGTACACTTACTACGTAGCTAAAAACGGCAAAGTGGAAGGACCAGACCCAGCCTATGGAAGAGGAGCCTTTCCAGCAGCCTTCGCAATTGATTTTCTTTACGAAGCTTATTCTGCTAAGCAGTTTGAATCTGCTAAAACAGATATCCTAAACAAAATTGTTGAACTTGCAGACTTTATCTTAACTCAACAGTGCACGGACCCGGTAAAGAAGGCTTACGGCGGATTCAAAAATAGTGAAGCTGGAACGGAGCATTGGAGCATTGACGCTGGAAGGTGCATTCCGCCTCTTTTGAAAGCCTACAAATTAGCAAACACGCCAAGCTATCTTAACGCTGCCAAGCTTGCTGGAGCCACTTTTCTCTATAACATGCAACATAAACTAAGTGAGTTAGGTGTCCACGACAAATACTATGGCGGATTCGCCCGTTACGTAACGATAACGGATGATTGGAGTCAACCCATGAACTGCGAGGATTTGTATGATTTTATCGGTTTGAAAATGCTGTGCGAATACGACCCGGACAACAAGAGCAGATATGAAACTATGATGGCTGATGCCGCAGGCTTTCTGCGGGATGGTTTTGAGCAGCTTTACTTGTGGTTTGACCCTAAACCCTCTGGAGACGGAAAATGGCACCGTGTAGGCATAAACGAAACTGAAGTTTACGATGACCCGATGAGTTTCGCTTTGCTTGGGCTTTACACTTATGAAAGCTGGGGCCTCACATGCCAAAGAGTTTACAACTTCATTCAAACCATTAGAGCTTCAGCTCAGTATCCAGCCTATCACCCAGCCATCTGCTGGCCTGGTTACATTGACGTGGTCACACGTTTTCCCGCATGCGCCTATTATGATGCCGTCACAAGCGGAATCTTGTGGAAGATCCGAGCAGCTTATGATAAGATAAGCTACGCCTTCAGTATGCAAGTAATCGAAAAATATCAAAACGAGTTCATGTATTGGGGACCCTTATTCACGGATTATTCGCCTATAACAGAGCAGAAGGCTATGACTAATGTTAGCTGGCTTGCACGACTATTCCTCAGTTACCAAGAACCGCTTACCTCTTTCACACGCATTTTGAGGAGTAAAGGCGAGTATGTGCTATTGTATCCCATAAGACAAGCAGCAGATACGGTTACGTACAGCGAGCCTCTGGATATTCTGGCTATTGTTTCGCCCACAAGGGTTGATGAGATTTTCATTGAGCCAGGATACATCGTTAACGATTACATCACGGTTTATGTTTTTGCTCCTTTGAGGCAGCATGATAAGATCAGAAGGAAAGGCGAGGACTATGAGGTTCTGGGCGTTCAAGCCTTCGACTTCCAAAATGAAACAGCCTATTTTAAGGCTAATTGTAGGAGGCTGATAGGATAATGAGCGAACTCGAGGATTCTGTGACAACCGTGATTAGGCTTTTGCAAAAGAATATTCGAGTAGTCAAAGAAGACAACGCAATCGCAAACATCTACGTGAGCAAGGAATGGTATGACCGTGAACTGTTCAAAAACTATGATGGACAAATCACCGTGGGCCTAAGCGAAAGCAGAGACACGAAAATCGAGATGTCTGGAAGAATCCGCCGAAGATTAGGCTCTCTAAGGGTTAACGTGTGGGCTACGGACAGAGCAGCCACAAGCGACCCTGGCAGGCTAATGCGTCAAAAAATGGTTGAAGAGCTCAACCGCATTGTAAGGCAGAACCGCACAATCCCGAATCAAACACGCTATGACTTTGCTGGTTTGGGCTATCCAGAGGGCGATCCACATAAAGCGTTTCAAGCGGGAGCCTCAAGCGAGCTGATTCCGGGAGCTGCTGGCTGGACCGAGTTAACGAATGAGGAGTATCAGAAAATCTGGTATAGCGATGACACTCGCTATTCAAAAAGCGACAACGTTAATCTTGAATATGCTTTGATGCTTTTCCGCTTCAAGGTTGAAAGCCGTGAGAAGACTGTTAAAAGAATTGTTTTAGCGTTTGAGGGTTATGGCACTTCCCCCGGGGGAAATGGAATCACAATAAAGGTTTGGAATCACGTGGCTGCTGCTTGGCAAAACGCTCAGTCTGGAACTGGCGGAGCAGACGAAACACTCACTATCACGCTTACTTCATCTGTCACCGACTATGTCGATGATGATGGTTTTGTTTGGCTTCTTGCGAGAACCACAAACACAAGCAACGGCGTAACAGCAGCCATAATATATTGCGATTATGTGAGCTGCACGGTCACGGTTAACGGAATCACCTACTTGGATGTTGCAAGCTTTCGAGACGCAGACCGTGTAGATGTTAAGCCCTTCATTTTCCGCACAGAGTTTCAGCTTAAAAGCTGGATGTTTGAGGATGTTGGAGGCGTGTTCTAAATTATGGTCATTTTTTACATGACAAAAAAAGAGGTGAAAATGGAAAATGGTTGACACATATGGAGCGCATGAAAGTCGCGTGTACTTCGTAGTTGAAAGCGTCTATGGACAGACGCCAGCGAATCCTTCGATGGTTGGCGTAAACACTGAAGGCGTAGAGCCTGGACTTGACCCAGGGTTGATAAAGGTTAGAGGCGTAGGCTCAAGAGATCTGCAAAGCATAACAAAAGGTTTGCGGAAGGTTCATTTGAAAATTCCATCTGTTTTGACAAGTGAATCGCCCATAACCTTTATTCAGCATGTGCAGACGCTTAGCCCGTTAAGCATCCAAGTGCTGTATTACAAAGGTATCTTTGGCTCTGCTACAGACATCATCAGCTTCCTCTACAAGGGCTGCAGAATCAACAAGCTTGACGTGGAATGCAGTGTTGAAGACATCATGAGGGCTGCGGTTGAGGTTATTGGGCAAGACGTTGCGGTTGGCACAGCAAAAATTGCTGGAGCCACCTACGGCGACTATGGTGGAGCTGTTCCTTATAGTGAAAGCTATGTTCAGAAGGGTGCAGGAGATGGCAGCGGCTTGGTAGCGGTTGAAAGAGTGACAGACTGGAAATTCATCATTGAAAACAATCTTAAGCCTGTAACAGTCATCAAAAGCACAGACGCCCACTTGATAAAGTATCTGCCAGCAAGGCACCGCAACTTAAGCGGAGAATTAACATTCGAGTTTGAAGATAAAGCAGAGTTTGACGATGTCATAAACGATGCAGAGTTCAGCTTGAAATTCGGCTTGGGCGGAGCGTACAATGCTTTGTTCAAGTATTGCAAGTGGGAAGACGTCGGCACGCCAACCCGCATCGAGGATCTTGTGAGTTTGAAAGCCAAGTTTGCTGCGAGAGACGTGGTCATAAGCTGAGGCGATTAAAATGGCTGTTGAAGTGAGTGTTCTTGAGAATTTCGGTGCTGAGGCAGAGTTGAAAAAGAAGTGGATGAGGATGTGGGAGAGCCTTGGAAAGCGAATACTTAGGATGCCTAAGTGGATGCAAGACATCGTGCTTGAAGACATCAACACAGCCATTAAAAATCGATTAGCTGTTATGGAGATGATTCAAAATGCGAACAGAAACCATTGAAGTTGACGAGCGGTTTGGCGAGGAGTATGCTGGACGCTACGTTTTTCAAGAGATATCGTGGGCTAAGCGAAGCCGAACAATTCAGAAACATACGAAATACAGCCAAATGACTGGGCAGGTTCAAAGTAGCGATTACGTGGCTATTCAAGCAGAAACAATAATGGCAAGCCTTAAGGAGCAGCCAGAGCATAAGCCGATAACCATTGAGAAGTTGCTTAATGAGGAAAACGGCGTTCCAATAGGGTTAGGCGAATTGTTCAGCCAAATAGCTAACAAGCTTAACAGCCTAAGCGTTGAAGAGACACGTTTTTTGTCAGAGCAATCCGAAGAGGAAAGCCGCATCCAGCAGTCACTGAGTACAGGCTCTGCAAAGAGTTCGGGTGGACACCCACGGAGCTCCGAAAACAATCAGCCAAAACCATCCAACAGTTCATCGCCGTAATGAACGAGGTCGACCGCCAAACGCAAGAGGAGCTGGATAAAGCCAAGCGGGAAGGAAAGCTGAAATGAGCATTGAGTTTGGAATGAACGTTGAAGGCATCGAAGAGTTACAAAGGGCACTGGACAGGCTTCCCCGCCTAATGCATACTTCTGTGAATCGTGCCTTGGATCGTGTGGGGGCGGATATCCACATGGATGCTCGTAAGATGTGCCCAGTCAGGACAGGATTTCTCAGGGACAGCATCTACCATAAGGTTGAGGATTGGGTTTTAACCGTTGGGGCAAGGGCCTCCTATGCAGCCTATGTCGAACTTGGAACCCGCTATGTTGAGCCACGCTACTTCCTAACAGAGGCTTTCCACCTTAACTTTCCAAACTTAGAGAGAGTTTTGAAGTGGGCTCTGGATGCATCTATAAAAGCGGCGAGGTATGAAGGATGAGCTTCCAAGAATTAGCCATAACCATAACTGCAGAAAACTTGGCAAGTGCTGAGTTTAGCAAGGTAGCTTCTGATGCCGCTGCTATGGGTACGAATATTCAGTCTTCAGTCAGTATGATGGGTACTGAATTTGCAAAAACTGGCGCAGAAGCCACAGCCATGGGTGAAAACGTTAAGGCTTCAGCAGGCGGATTAGCTGAATTGCAAACTCAGGCTGAAGCAACAACTATAAGTCTAACAACGGTAGCCCGGGCTTTCACAAGCGTTACCTCAGTCGGCTCTGCAGTAATCAGTCTTGCGGGCGATTTGGGAATTGTCGACAAGGAAAGTGCAAAGTGGGCCAGAACAATCTTGGCTGTTATCACGCTTATGAGTGCATGGATACGCCTTAAGGCTTACTTGACAACAATCACAACTGGGCACACCGCATCCATAGCCGTAAACACGACTGCCCAATCAACAAACGCTTCAACAAGTATAGCCACAGCAGTAGCCTATAAGATTAAAGCGGCAGCAACGTGGATTTGCGTTCACGCTCAAAATGCCCTTAACATAAGTCACGCCACCTTCCTCGCCCTAACTGGAGTCGGAATCGGAGTCATCATCGCTGCAGCAGCAGCCATGGCTTATTTTGCAAGTCAAATGAATACAGCAACAGAAAGCGTTAAAGAATACAACGCAACGGTTGCCGAGACGCCTACACACACACGGTCGATAACTCGTGCTGGAGAAGAGGAGATGTATAGGCGAGGTGTTGAATAGTGAGCGTTGAAATTCCAAAGATGGCTGTTGTGTTTGGTTCTGTAACTCCGCCTCAAGGAGACGTTATCGATTGCAGAGTGCATTTGGGCTGCACGAAAGAAGTAGGGTCTTTCGAGTGTTTACTTCAGAATTGGGATAAGAAGTACAGTCCAGGAGGCACTTATCCTATTAACGTTGGCGTGGACGGACACATAGACATTGGAAGAGGCATAAACGTTCCACAGATCATCACGCTTAGAGTTGAAAGCGTCAAGTGTGAAAGCACGCCTAACGAGAATTACATTCGTGTTAGTGGGCGTTGCTGGGGAGAACGGTTCTTCCGTAGGGTGGTAACTAAGACTTATGAGAATCAGAAGGGTGAGGCCATTGTTAAGGATCTGCTGGATTATTATGTTGGTTTAAGCCACGTTAGGGGCGCAACTGAGCTTGTTGAAAACACGGATACAACTTATAGTAAGCTTGAATACGAAAACACGCCTGTCTTTGACATTTTAAAATACATTGCAGAATCAAGCGATAAAGCTGGTGTTATAAGCTTTGACTTTCGTGTAGCCCCAGATGGTAAGGTCGAATTTTTCCCCAAAAACAGCAAAACATCGTCTGTAAGCCTGAGCGAGAAGATTGAGGCGAGTGAATACAGAAAAGACATTCATAGAATCCGCAATAAAATCGTGATTTATGGTTTAGCTGACAAAAGTGTTCCATTGGATAAGGATGCTTGGACAGAGGAAAGCCAATACCACATTCGCACAAAAACTGACGCTCAAGCCAACGCCGGGCAAAAAGTTGTCAGCGTCCAAAGCGTTTCGGGTTTTGCGGTTGACGATAAAGTACTTATCATTAGCACTGTAAACAGCGAAGAAAATGAGGTTGAGAGCGTTGACACGGTAAATGTTGACCTTATCATGAAGAATAATCTCGCTCACACGTATAGTCCAGGGGCTTTAGTTGTTAAGCTTCCAGGATGGTTTAGCTTTACAGGAAGCGGAGAAGTCTACCGGGACACAACATTCAAAGCTAAAGGTGCTGCAAGTGTTAAACATAACACTGCTGGCAGCGACTATTACGGCAACGCTTGCTTCTATTTGGGCAGCTCATATGTTGTCAACGCGAATAAATATCCAATTCTAAGCTTCTTGGCGTATTTGGAGAAGGTGTTTTCAGGCAACGTGACAGTGCGGCTTTACGATACGGCAGGTAGGTCAGCTTCAAAGAACATGACTATTGCACCTGGTGAATGGCGAAGAGCAGATGTAAAGGTTGGTTTGGCAAATGAAGTAGACTGGGAGTATGTTCAAGCTGGCTTTGATTGGAGCAACATAAGGTCTGTTGACATTGCATGTCACTTTCCAAATGTGGGTATAGGCAACTTTTGGATTGATGGCATGTATTTCGGCGGGGCAAGATATTATGCACTGCGTGAAGACACGACAAGCCAGAGCAATTATGGTTTAAGAGAGCTTACTGAGACGGATGAGGAGCTTGTAAGCGACAATGAATGCGACTTAAGAGCTAAAAGCCTTCTTGATTACTTCAAAAATCCTGCTGAATACCTCACAGTGCGAAGCACGGTCATTGATTATGGCACTACCCCTATTTTGGCTGGAGACAAAATCCACGTTACACTGCCAAATGAGAATCTTGATTCAGATTTTCGTGTAGAAAGCGTTGAATATCGTGTGGACGCCAAAACCCAGACACTTGAAATAACGCTTGAGCTTGGAAAGGTTCCACCATTATTAGCTGATTACCTCTATGGCTTGAGGGCCACAACCGTTACCGTTGAAAAGCTATCACGAACGAAACTCGGGAAAGGAGCCATTCCAACAGCCTTAGGCGGAGGCTTAGGTAGTCATCATGTTGGACATGAAGCTGGAGGCGATGATGGCGTTCAATGGCCCAGTCAAGATGTTGGCGGATGGGACAAGATTACAGGGTGGGTTTGTCCAAATTATATAGGTCCATTCAATGATGCAGCAGCAATAATTAACTTCCGCACAAAAAACAAGGCTGGCTCAGCAGTTTTAGACCATCAGTTTCGGCCAAGCGATGATGCGCATGGGGTTTTTGGGGCTGAAACTGCGAAGTGGAAGGAAGTGCACACTCTCTATCTGCTGTTATATACTGACGGATACATGCAGATTAAAACTGTTGGAGAGGCAAATCCTAAGGTACGGTTAAGCGCTAATATGCTTCAATTTGGTGCCGGTGGGGCTTCAGCTTTAGATACTTGGCTTAAACGAATAGCTGCAAACCAGTTTGAAAGTTCAGGAGACATAATTCCTGACGGAGACAACGTGAGAAGTC